GACGATGTCAGGCAACGGTCTGCCCTTCTCTTCTTGGATGGTGTGGGTGGATCGCGCGGCGTGAGCCGCGGTGGCCCCGGCTGTCGGTGTGCGAACCGGCGGTTGGGGCCGCGGCCGTTAGGCGGCGGCGCGGGCCGGCTTGCGGCGAGCGGTTCGTCCCCGGGTTGCCGGAGTCACGCGGGAGGCCGCGTAGTAGGCGTCGATGTCCTGGCGGCTGACGCGGATGGCGCCGCCCTTTTGGTCCTGGCTGGCGCCGAGCCGGTTAGACCTGATGAGTCGGAGCACGGTGTCGTAGCTGCACTTCAGGAGCCACGCCGTCTCCAGGACGCTGAAGAAGGGGGCGTCGAGGTACTTCGGCTCGACGGGTTCGCGGGGGGACTGCTGCGTGGGCACGTCACTTCCTTTCTGGGGGGTCCGAGTGGGGGGCGAGGAGTTCGGTCTTGTTCGCTCTCAGGGCGGCTCTGAGCCGGACGTAGGTCGCAGGCTTCATGCGAGTGCGAGACCCGCGTTCGAGCTTTCGCAGGTAGCTGGGAGTTATCCCCGCCTTGTCTGCGAGTTGCTGGACTTCCATCCCCGCGTTCATGCGCTTGGTGCAGATAGCCGTCCCGTCCACTTCGAAGGTGGTTGGGGTTTGTGCCATGCACAGAACCTACCTATAGATGCCCATCCTGTCTAGGCATCTGTACGCACCTGTTGGTGGCGATCAAGGCATCTAACCTCTAGATGCCTACCGACCTGCGCTGATTTGGGGTCGAGATTGGGCCTAAGTGCCCCCCAGTCCTGGCTGGTCCCCGCCAGTCCTGCCAAGATGAGCCCATGCCACGCGCCGACGAATGGGACTACGAGAGGCTGGCGACGACCGCCCGCCGCCGCCGAGCCGAGCTCGGCCTTGCCCTCAACGACAAGAACGCCAAAGCCGGCGGCCTCTCCAACCGGACCTGGCAGCGTGTCGAGAAGGGCCTTGAGATCCGCGAGACCAACTACGTGAAGATCGACGGCTTGCTGAAGTGGGCGCCCGGCAGTTCCAGGGCGATCCTTGAGGGCGGCGAGCCGATTCCTGTCGCGGCGATGACCGACCCAGACGCGGCCGGTGTCCAGAAGTCGCCGATGCCTCGTGAGGTCATCGACGAGGAGGCGCGTGGTGTCGTCCAGCTGGCCCTGGTGGCGACGGCGAAGGGGACGACGGCGGAGGAGATCCGAGAGATGAGCGAGCGGGTGGTGCGCGACTTGCGTGAACGCGGGCTGATCTAGCCGAAGTTCACCTTTTTGACGTACAACCTTTGCCGTTTATCCTTTTGTTACATCACTCCTCGTATCACTTCAGTCCCAGTCAGTCCCAACAGGACTCATCCGTGGCACAGTCGTTACACGTCCTTCGGGGCTTCCCTACAGGCGACTCAAGGGGGAGCCATGCAGCAAAGCGACGCGCTCATAGTCGACTACGGGCCACAGTTTGACGGGACGGCGGTTCGTACCGATGACGGGATCGTCTGTGTAGTGCCGGTTCAGATCCAGGAGAGGCCGCAAGCTCAGGCCTCGATGCGGGAGATGGTGAGGGACCTCGGTGGTGAATGTGGTCACTGCCTGCGCTGTCCATTGGGGCAGGCGGGCTGAGATCATGGCGACGCGGAGGCGAGGCGGTAGTAGGGGTACACGCCGAGCCTCCGCGCCACCGGCACCGAAGGGGGCGACATGGCCAGACGCGCGACGGACGTCTATACGGAGTGGCGGGGCGGTACCTGCCGTGTGAAGTGGTGGTCGGGCGAGTATCACGACGACGGCCGCAAACGGTTCGAGTCCAAGGGCGGTTTCACCGACGAGGACGAGGCGTTCCGGCACGGCCAGGACAAGATCTACGAGATCCGCCACGGCTCGCACGTGAAGAATGCAGACGGCGCGACCCTCATGTCCGACTGGCTCGACAGCTGGCTTGCGGGCCTGGACCACGCGCATCTGACGGAGCGGAACTACCGGTCCATCATCGAGACCCACATCCGCCCGTACTTCAGGAAGCGCAACGCTGCCGTCGCCGACATCGACGTGATGGCCTTCCGTGCCTTCCGCAAGCACGTCAACAGCGTGCTCAAGCCGAACACGGCGAAGAAGGTCATGACCATCTTCGGCATGATCCTCGACGACGCGGTGCCGCGACTCATCAGGACATCCCCGGTGGAGCGCACCAGACGCCGCGGCCGGTACACGCGCAAGCCGAAGGAACGCAAGCCCGACATGACGGCCGCGGCTGTGGAGCAGCTCGCGGTCAACGCCCGGACGCTTCTGGGCGATTCGGGCTACGTCTTCATCTGGACGATGGCCTGCACCGGCATGCGGCCGGCTGAGCTGTACGGGCTGACCCGCGAGTACTGCTATCCCAACTGGCCCGGCACGGACCTGCGGTCGAACCCCGACGACCACGACCGCTACGAAGACGACCTCCTGCGGTACGGCAAGGGTGACGGGCTCATGCCTGCCATCCGGGTGGAGCGGCAGGTGCAGTACAAGGACGGCAAGCTCGCGTTCATGCCGCCGAAGTACGAGTCCTACCGGAACCTGGTCGTACCGCCGTTCCTGGCGGAGCTGCTGGAGAAGCTGCTTGCCTCGCACGACAGGCCGTGGGTGTTCCCTGCGCTCGAGGGCGGGAGTCTCGGTGTGGTGAACTTTGACTACCGGTGGTGGCGCCCGATCGCGGACGGCGCCGAGGAGCGCAAGGCGAAGCAGGCCAGGTGGAACCGGCCGGCCATCCCCGCGGTTCCGTCGTTCGCGGGCCGGCGCCTCTATCTGGTGCGGCATGGCGCGAAGGCGTGGCTGGACGAGGACGGGCACAGCCGGTTCGCGGTGGAGTCGCGGATGGGCCATGAGGTGCCGGGTGTCGAGGGAACGTATTCGAGCGTGACGGTGCCGATGGAAGCTGCCATCATGAAGACGTTGCAGGAGCGCTGGGACGGGCTCCAGGAGCAGAAGTAGCCCTCCGGGGCGATGCTTCTTTCCCAGTTGTTTCCCACTCGGCGACTCTGGATCAAGGGTCTTGCAGGTCAGGGGACTTCAGGGCCTCGATCTATCAAGTACTACGACTTCTTCAAGCTGAACTGGCGCCCGCTTCTCTGTTCTGGCTGTTTGAAGTAGGTCAGTGCCTCTAGCTGGTGCTTTCCCTGGAATCGGTAGGCACCCGTGCGCATGTGTAGGCATGAGTACGCACGATCGTTTCCCAGTCGTTTCCCAGTGGCAGACTGTCCCTGGGGCGAGTGCGTCAAAGCGCCGGGCCCGACTCCCCTGTGAACACCCTTCGGGGCGATGTTGGGAGCCGGGCCCGGCTTTTTCTTTCAACGAGTGTCCCGTACACCGATAACGGCCCACGGCTCACTCGTTCGCACGAGTACCCGGCAACTACTCCCCGGCACCCGCACTGGTCCACCTCCCAGCCGGGGGTACACGGCCAGGCGGCGGTTCACTCGGCGCCGCGGCGTTCAGGTCTCCGCGGCGCCGAAGCATTCATGTATGGAACATCTGTTCGAGCTTCGACACTACCCCTGCCCCCACGGCATATGCCAGGCCGCAGGGCCGCAAGCGGGAGGTTGCGGCGACTGCCCGACGGGGGCACCCACCTGTTCTACGGCGGGAAGCTGACGGTCCGTCGCGCGACTTTCATGATCAAAGAATGCCGCAAAATTGCTGCTGACTTATGATCATGGTCCGTAAGACGTTGAGCGGGTGCCAGCCGATCAGCCCGAGTGGGTCCTCGACGCCCGCCGCTGTGTCGGCGACCGCATCCGCGTGCGACGGCTCCACATGGACATGACGCAGGAAACCCTCGCCTACACCAGCGGGCTCGACCGGTCGACGATCCAGCGCATGGAAGCCGGCCAGGAGATGAAGTTGAGCCACCTGCTGCTCGTCGCGGAAGCACTGAGACTGCACGTCACTGACCTCCTCCACGGCTGAATGGTTGCCGCGCGGCAACGGTTGACCGCGCGATTGACTCAGATTCAACATCACGCCTGGGCGGTATGGGAAGCCTGCACATCACATATATGTGAGCGACCTGTGTGCGCGGGGCACGTTTCCGTAACCGCAGGTCAAACGCTGGCCAGCGCTTGCCTGGGAGGCAAGTTCAAGGTCCATACCGGTGGCGGTCAGGGGGCCTCGCTGGACAGCCGCCGGTACGCCTCATCGCCCTGTGCTCGGTACGCGCCCCACAGCAGCGTGGACTCGTCGCACCGCCCGCGGTCGATGTCGCGGCAGTGGTCGCAGGTCGTGGTGTGGTCGACGTAGCGGCTCCACGCCTGCTGCAACGGGGAGAGTTTCCCGGCTCCGGAGGCTATGACCGGCGGGCGGGTTACGGGCTTGGGTGGTGGGTCTCTACGCTCGTCCACGTCGACGGCTCCAGTTCGTCGGCACTGCCCCTGGGGTGCGCTGCCTGCGCCTCGGGGGCTTTTGCAATTGCAGGCTACCGCTACACATCGCTCCGTACCGCCACATGCAGCACCACGCGGCCTCCTGTCGACGCGTGGAGGACCGGGCCGCCATACGTTGACGGCATGGATGATCAAGCGTCGGTGGTGGATCCGAACTCGCCCGTGTACGTGTACGTGCAGGTCGCCGACGACATCCAGGCCCGCATCCAGCGAGGCGAGCTACAGCCGGGTGCGCGGCTTCCCGGGGAGCGGGAACTCGCCGAGCAGTACCGGATCGCCTACGGGACGGCCCGGCGGGTCATTCAGGAGCTGCGGGATCGCGGGCTGGTGCAGACCGTGGCCAGCAAGGGGACGTTCATCGTCGAGCCGCCCGCCGAGGGCTGACATGGCGAAGCCCCGCACGACGGCGGGGCTTCTCTTCAGACGGTGAGGTCGGTGCGGGCCCCGCGCCCGGGCCGAGCGTCGTGTGCGGCGCGAACCTGTGCGGGGTCGTACAGGGACTGCCCGTGCTGTCCGGCCTCGCGGCTGACCGGCTTGACGCCCCAGCGGGACAGCGTCTTGCGGGCGCTACCGGTGGTCGTGGCGCCAATGTGCTCGGCGACGGTGGCGATCGTCCACAGCTCCGGCGACTTCAGCGCCTGCATGACGTCGGCGATGTGTTCGGCGAGGCGGCTGGCGACCTCATAACTGTCCTGCAAAAGCTCGGGGTCGGCGGTGGGGAAGCGCTGGGCTTCGGCTGCGATGTAGTCCTGCAGTGCCGCGTAGAGCAGGTCACCGTGCTCGTAGATGATGCGGGCAGCGGCGCGGGTCGGGTCGGCTTCGGCGGCCTGCTCGGCGGCGGGAGTCTCCGTCGGCTGCGGCTCGGCGTCGACGGCAGGCTCCTCGGTGGCGGGGATCTCGTAGCCGTCGGTGTCGGTGGGCGCGCCCCAGTATTCGGCGGCGAGGGCGAGGGCGGCGTCGGCCTGGTCGATGGGGAGGACGTAGTAGTCGACGCGGATCCGAGCACCGAGGGCCTCGATGGCGGCGCACTGTGCGGCGTTGAGGACCGGGATGTAGCGGCACTTGTCGGTGGGGTCGGCGAGACGGTGGGCGATTTCGATGAGGCCGCGGCGGGGGCGGATGATGACGCGGCCGTGGGTGCCGTACTGGATGCGGTAGTGCTGGCGGGTGCTGTCCATGGTGTCCCCCTGAGTCGGTGCTGCCCTGACGCGCCTAACTATGCCTCGCTGTGAGACATAGTTGCAAGAGGGTCGGCCAGACCGACATATGCCGCCCCTGCCCTGTCGATGCCGCCTGTCGGACCGGCGCCCTAAACTGATCAGCATGCCCCCGACTCCCCCGCCCTGCGGCCCCGTTCGGCCTGCCGACGTGGTGAATGAGGAGATCCGCGCCCTGGTCGCGCAGGCGGGCGGCTGGCTGTACGGGGAGACGCGGCAGCGGTACGAGATGCTCCGCGACGAATGGACAGTCGCCACAGCGGCCGAGCGGGGCGAGATCGTCGAAGCGGCGTGAAGAAACCCCGCCCTCGAAGAAGGCGGGGTGTTTTGCTGCCCGGGTCCCGCCGTCGGGCAGCCGCAGAGGTGGGCGCGGTACAGCTCCGGTCGTTCAAGCTTGGACGCCCCCAAGCCCCAGACCCCTGCTCTTGAGGGCGCACGCTGATCAGTCGCACACGGGACGCCCCTGCGATCAGGGTACTAGTCGAGGTTCTCGTGCGGGTCATCCAGTGACGCCCGTTCCCGCACGCTGTTCCCGTCGACGGGCAGCATCATCGCGAACGAGTCCAGGAGGGACTCCATCGCATCGACCGCTGTCGTCCGGCCCCACGTCCGGGCCAGTTCCTTCGAGCCCTCGGGTTCCGAGTCGTCCGCCTGCGCGTAGGCGTCCCGCGCCTCTTGGGCTGGCAGCGCGTCCCGGATCTGCCCGAGCAGGGTGCGCATTTCGTGCACGCAGGAGGCGTAGGCCTCGGCTCGGAACTCGCGCTCTTCGCGGGGGTATTCGACGTCGAGTGCGGTGTCGCGCGCCTGGACCAGCCAGCTGTCGAGGTCTTCCAGCGTGTCTTGGATGCCGTCCTTGTTCTTCAGGGTGTCGTGGGGCAGGGCCGCGACGGCGGCTTCGCGGAGCCACTGGGCGCGGGTGGTCCTCTGCGTGTTGGCGACGGCGTCGATCTCGGCGAGGAGGGTTTCGGGGTAGGCGACGCTGATGGCGGGGCCGACGGCGGGGCGGCCGCCTCGGTTGGTGGGCTGGTCGGTCATGAGGTTCCCCCTTCGAAGTTTTCGATATGGGAAACCATAGAGGATGAGTGCTCGGTTTTCAATATGGGAAACCAGGCCGTCGTCGCGATCTCGTAGGATCTCCCGATGGCATCTATCGACTTTCCCGACGATCTGATCGCGCTGGCCCGCGCCTCCTGGACTGAGATCCAGCGCGGCGAGCTGACCGTGGAGACGGCGTGCGCCGTACACGAGGCGGTCGGCGCGTTCGCCGAGCAGGCCGGGCTGCGGCGGATGGACGTCGAGCTCGGGCTCAAGACGCACGTGCGGTACGAGACGGCGGCCTGACAGTCGAGCGCCTCGCCCCCGTGGCGCTGTCCATCAGGGGCGAGGCGAGCGCGTGCAGCCATGCAACGCGGATACGTGCGATCAGCCTATCTGCGGCCACTGACAACGAGGGTGCCCCTCGGCGACGGGGATGACGACCGAGGGGCAGTATCAGTCTGCCAGGCCGTCCGCCTCGTCGGGCCAGGACGCGAGGACCCGCTGCTCCAGCCCGTCGACGAGCACGATGCGCACGCCGGGCATGCTGCCGCGCTCGCCGATCCACGACGAGAACTTCCGCTCGGCCGTCGCCCGCTTGCCCCACCAGCCGTGCATGACGGGCCGGCCGCCGGTCGACAGGGTGAGGTGATAGCGCTGGT